CTGTTAGGTACCGATTTCTCTGATCCCTCACACTGTCTGCTCTCACAATTGGGAGATAGCCATCAAAGTGCTTACGCGCTAGAGGCCACATCTTAAACCAGTCTAGAGGAGCTGCCATTTCAACAAATTGACGCTCAAAAGCAGACATCCAGAGACGACGATTATGACGGAGTGATCTCTTGATCTTTCTTTTAGAAAGGCAGAGTTGTAAGTCCGTTTTTGACATAATCTGTCTAGAGAACTCTATTTCGAGAAGGTTATGAAGTTCATCACACTCCATTGGTGCATCTTCTCTGTCCGTTTTAATATCTTCTATTGATGCATGCCTCCAGACATGCTCGACAAGATCAGTATAAACGGCAGCATTCTCTTTTTCCAAATCCACGATTTCCCCAGTTTCGAGTTCAAGCTGTTGATGACGTACAGATTCTAAACCTGCCGCAGCCTTAATCTCGTCTAAAATCTCCAAAACCTCATCATGAACAAGACAGGTCTTATTAATAGAGACATGTTGAGGTCTCTTACCCACTTTCCCTATCTCCTGGAAGATCAATGTAGCAGATTTCCGTTGATGAAGCGAAATCTTCTCCCAAGGTTCTGCTCCGGGATCAAGCCCGAGACCCCCCAGCCATTTAGGTACATAGTATGGTATGCCTGTAAGTTGAACATCCTCAAGTAAATCTTGATTATATCTTTTGAAGAGGAAATCCAATTCCTTGTAAAAGTGATGATTATGAGTGAGTAAGTCCGTATGACACTCACCCAAACAGGCTATTCTTTCAAACCTGGTCTCCTCGTCATCCACCGCAGATGATCTGACAAGTCCTTTAAGCAACCCAAAGTTTACAAAAGGGACCAGCAGAAAACGAAGATTAAGGAGAGAACTCACAACTGTCCCATCTTCAAAACACTCTTCACTTGGTAAGGCGATCACATCGGGATGATTAAGATCCACCAAGTACGTTCTGGAGTTCATTTCAACAAAACGATTTGAGAAGAAAGTCTTTCCAACAGAATTCTCCAGACCCACACACCGGCAAGTCTTCTCCCAAGATTCAAACTTACGGAGAGTAAAAACGCAATCATCGCCATTAATCTGAGCTTTGAAGTGTTTCAACGGAATCGGAACACGATTTCCACTGGCATCTAGCTCCTTAGATTTACGACAGACAGCCGCGTTAATT